AATTTTAGACAATCTGCCACCCTTTCTAATTGATTTAAAAGACGCAGGTTCTCCATTACTTTGGCTAAATAAAGCAATTTGATGCGTTTCAATACCGATACTAATATCAAAACCCTTAGTTCTAATTGATGTGTTTGGTTTAATTTCTGTATGTGTCATAATTTCTATTTGTTTTATTAGTTAAATTTGATTTTCCATCCAAGTTAAAATAACTTCTGCATCTTCTTCTTGAAAATCGTAATCTTCACCAAACAAAGTAAACAAAGTACTTTGAGATACAGCTTCTGAACATAAATGATTATCTAAATTAGTTTGAATGTGAGCAGTTACAGAGTTGTCTTTTGACCAAAGTCTTAACATTAAAAATCCCTCGTTTGTGTTACACATATCGATTGCTTTTTCGATAACTTCTAATTTTTCGCTTCTTGTTAATTTGTTCCAGATTTTTGCTAATTGAGTTTCCATAATTTCTATTTGTTTTATTATTATGGTACAAATATAAAACTATTATTCAAATAAAAAAATTATTTAATGATTATTTTATAAATATTTTATTATTTATATTGATTATAAATAAAAAACCCCCGCATTTCTGCGAGGGTAATTAACCAAAATCAAAACTTATTATATGAAAGTGTAAAAGTAATAATTTTTTTTTATAAGTTTGTTAAAAATTTAAAATATTTATACTATGGAAGTAAAAGTAATTAGAAGTTACACCGACAAAGAATTAAACCGCAATATGCAAATCGGTGACGTTATCGATGTAACAAACGAAAGAGCAAAGTTATTAATTGAAAAGGATTATGTAGTAGCTTTGCAAGTTGAAACAACTGAACCAATAGATGGCGGAAGTTCAATAGAAAGTTTAGGCAAACCAAAAAGGGTTAAAGTTAAAAAGTAATATGCTCCAGGAACTTGTGAAACATCAAGAGCAACTTTTGAAAATGGCAATCTCTATTTGCAAGTCAGAGGAAGTTGCTCAAGATGTTTTGCAAGATACTTATATCAAATTACACGATAGTGGCAAAAAGTTTGAGGAAGTAAATACTGGTTATATTTACTTTACAATGAAATCTATCTTTTTAGATAGCGTTAAACAATCAACAGGTAAAAATAGATTTATACCAACTGATAACTTTATAAATTTAGTTGAAGATATTGAACCAGCAAAAGTAATCGTTTACAAAAATTTAAGTAATTTTGAAAAAAGATTAATCGATGCACTCTTTGGCAGAGAGATTACAAACGATAAAAATGAAATTGTAAAAACTTTTGAGGGAAGTAATAAACTTAAACTAAGTCGTGACACAGGAATACCCTATAAAACAATTTGCAAAAGGTTTAATATTTTAAAAAATAAAATATATTTTGAAACTATTTAAATACACAAATCATCATCTAAATTATACTATTATTTTATTTAATAAGTTTTTTATTTATTATGTAAAAAAAGCTGGTGTTAAATATTGGTATAAAGATGCAGTGCCTTTTATTAGATTACATTGTTCTAAATTTTAAAAAATATGCTTGGAGATGCAATAGCAAAAGTAACTCACGCTTTAGGAATTGAACAATGTGATGCCTGTAAGGAACGACAGCAAAAGCTAAACCGATTATTTGGTTTCAAAAGTCCATCGCCAATGACTGAAAAGGACAAAGAGTTTATGGCACGTTTTTTGGAATGGTACAATGATATACCAATACCGATTGATAAGGTTAACGATATGCTGGAAGCGGAGCAAATGTGGTTAAGACTTTTTAAAGTCAACACAGGGCAATGCCGAAGCTGTGGCGTACACTATCAAAGGGCATTTATTAATGATTTAATTAAATTATATGAAAGTTACTCAAACTAATACAGGTCTTTATTTTCACGAGATGAAAATAGGTAAATTATACCATAAATTATTATCTAAAGACAAACACACAAAAGAAAAATTTATAAAAGCAATAAAAATATATGAAAGTAGTATTTGAAAAGATAGAAGTAGTTGATAATATTTATTGCATTATTTTTACCGATGGAATTACAAAGCAAAAATGGGATGGTGAGTTTGGTAAAAACTACGATAAATTAGAAGATGTAATTAACGAAATTTTAAAAGAATATCAATTTTAAAAACAATAAAACAATGAAAAAACTATTAAACAAATTAGGACTATTTACTGAAAGAGATTTGGTAACTTTTGGCAATCAAATGTCAGAAAAAAAAGGAAACGAAAACACAAAAAAAGTTTGGCATTCCGACATTGAAAACTTTAAGCGCACAATTTTAATTTTAATCATTGCAATTTTTACAAGTTGTTCAGCCGAAGAGGTTGTAGAGCCACAAGGTAACACCTGTATTAAATCTTACTACGTTTACAAGCCGATAGGTTATCAAGGTGGAACGTGGGTATGGGATTATGTATTCCAATATTCCGAAGCTACAACACTCCCAGCGACAAATGGTTATGTATTGATAAATAACTTGAATTATTATACTGTTTCATGCAATTAGTAAAAATTACAGAGGTTAAAGTAAACCCAAACAACCCCAGACTTATAAAAGATGATAAGTTTAAAAAGTTGGTGCAGTCTATTAAAGACTTCCCCGAAATGCTTAACATCCGCCCTATTGTAGTTAATCAAGATATGATTATACTCGGTGGCAATATGCGTTATAAAGCGTGTAAAGAAGCTGGACTAAAAGAAATACCTATTATCAAAACCGACTTAACAGAGGAACAACAAAGGGAGTTTTTAATTAAAGACAATACAAGCGGTGGCGAGTGGTATTGGGAAGTATTAGCGAATGAATGGGATAGTGAGCAGTTGGAAGCTTGGGGGTTGGATTTGCCGATTGATTTTAATACCGAAGTACTCGAAGCAGAAGAGGATGATTATGAAGTTCCTGATGGTGGTATTGAAACCGATATTGTTTTAGGTGATTTGTTTGAGATTGGAGAACACCGATTACTTTGCGGAGATAGTACGGATAGCGACCAAGTAGCTAAGTTAATGAACGGTCAAAAGGCAGATATGGTATTTACAGACCCTCCCTATAACATCGATTATCAAGGTGTGAAAGATAAGAGAGATAAAATAGCTAACGACAAAATGAGTGACGAAGATTTTACTCAATTTCTTTACGATGCCTTAAATATAAATTCAGACACGTTTTATGTTTGTTGTTCTTGGCAGTATTCACATTTATTTAGACAAGCGTTGGATGATTTACAGAAACCCGTTAAAGCATTTATTGTATGGGATAAAATTAACCCTGCACAACATTTAGACAAGTATTTTAAGCAACACGAAATAATTTTATATCACGGAAAGTTTGGAGGTCAGAAAACTTTAAGAGGGGATGTATGGCAAACTAAAAGACAAAGAAATACGGTTCATCCAACAATGAAACCAATAGAAATTATTGAAATGGCTTTGAATGACAATCCTGATAAAGAAAATGTTTACGATGCATTTTTGGGTTCAGGTTCAACAATGGTAGCAGCACACCAACTTAAACGAAAATGCTATGGTATGGAATTAGACCCTAAATACTGCCAAGTAATAATAGACAGAATGAAGAAGTTAGACCCAACACTTGAAATAAAACGCAATGGCATACGACAGGATTAAAATATTTGAACAGGCGAAGGAAGTAATAGTAAAACATAAATTATTCTTTATAGAAGATATAGTTGCTTTTTTACCTATTTCAAAACCTACTTTTTACGAATACTTTGACATTAATTCTAACGAATTTAACGAACTAAAAGAATTACTTGAAACTAATAGAGTTTCTTTAAAAGTATCAATGCGTTCTAAATGGTACACTTCAAACGCACCCGCTTTGCAAATGGCATTGATGAAATTGATAGCAACGCCAGAGGAGTTAAAGAAATTGTCTATGCAGTTTATTGAAAGCGAAAATAAAAATACAAACTTCGATATTTCTAAAATTTATGATAAAGAAACACCCGAAGAATTGGAATAGATTAGGTAATCAAACAAGGTACTTTGTAATTACAGGAGGTCGTGGAAGTGGTAAGTCATTTGAGGTTGGTAGGTTTACCAGCCTTTTATCTTTTGAAGCAGGGCATAGAATTTTATTCACCCGCCAAACAATGACCTCAGCGCACCTTTCAATTATTCCAGAATTTAAACAAAAGATTGATTTATTAGAACTAAACTCAAACTTTGAAGTTGGTAAATCAGAAATAAAAAACCTACAAAGCAATAGCGAAATAATATTTAGAGGCATACGAACTTCCAGCGGTGACCAGACCGCAAACCTCAAATCATTGCAAGGCGTTACAACGTGGATTTTAGATGAGGCAGAAGAGTTAACCGATGAAACTACTTTTGATAAAATCAATTTATCAATTAGGCAAAAGGGCAAACAGAATAGGGTTATTTTAATCCTAAACCCAGCAACAAAAGAGCATTGGATTTATAAACGCTTCTTTGAAGATAGAGGCGTACAAGAGGGATTTAACGGCATCAAAGATGATACAACCTACATACATACTACCTACTTAGATAACATAGACAATTTAGATGATAGCTTTATAAACGAGGTTAAAAGAATTGAATTAACCAATCCCGAAAAGTATAAACATCAAATCTTAGGCGGATGGTTAAACAAAGCTGAGGGAGTTGTTTATTCTAACTGGCGTATTGATGAATTTAAAGAAGTAAGTAAATCAATTTACGGTCAAGATTTTGGATTTAGCATTGACCCGACTACCTTAGTTCAAGTTTCAATAGACAAAGAAAAGAAAATTGTTTATGCAAAGGAATTACTTTATAAAGCTGGATTAACTACAACTGAAATATATACTTATAATAATCGATTTTGCGGGGCAAATAATTTGATTATAGCAGATAGTGCCGAGCCAAGACTTATAAGCGAATTAAAGCAACGTGGATTGAATATCAAAGGTATTGACAAACCAAAGATAATTGACCGTATTGCATTACTTCAAGACTATGAAATAATAATTGATAAAGATAGCATCAATTTAATTAAAGAGTTGAATAACTACGTTTGGCACGATAAAAAATCAGAAACCCCGATAGATGACTATAACCACTTATTAGACGCTTTAGGGTATGCAGTTTGGAATTATATCGGCAAACCCAACAAAGGAAAATATTACGTCTATTAGAAAAAAATACTTTTTTTTCGTTATAGTAATATGACGATAACAATCCCACAAAATTACAACGAGATTACCATCGAGCAAATGATACGATGGAATAAAGCAGTTGAGGAAAATCAAACCTCAATATTAGAATATCAAATGGTTTCAATCCTTTGTGATGTATCATTTGTTGACGTTCTAAATATCCCACTTAAAG